ACAATCCTCATCTACAGATGTTCCTCTAATACCAAGAAATAAAGATTATTCTTCAGCTAGAATAGGAAATATTAACATTAGAAGTGTAAACTCAGATGTTAATATAGCGGTTAATGGGACTGAGAGTGAGATATATATTACTACACCAAAGGCTAGAGTTGAGATCAGAGAGGATGGAACAGTTTTAATCCACTCTGCTGCAACTATTAACTTAAGAGCTGATGGTGATATCACAATGAAATCTAATAATGGTAGCATAAATATGGAGGCTGGCGGAGGGTCTATAAATCTGAAATCTTCCTCTAACTGCAACATCCAGTCTGGTTCAGAAGTTAATATTAAATCTTCTGCTGCTCTTAATACTCAAGCTGGTGGAGAACTGAGCTTAAAGGCAGGAGGTAATTGTAATGTTGATGGAACTCAGATACATTTAAATTCTGGGTTCTCTACAGATGCTGGGGATGCTGCAACTCCAAGACAAATAGATATACAGAGAAACGCATACGGTGAATAATGGCACTATTCGACACTAAGACATTTTTTTATAACGCTGGTCGTGGTGAAAATCCTACGACTGCTTTAGGTTCTGCATTCGGAATGCCTTACTGTTTAATCAGCTTAGGTGAAGACCTTCTCAGTCTCTTACCAAGAAGCGTTCTTGACCCAATGAGGAGATCTACTCAAGATGGTGTGACAGCCGCCGATGATTCTATTAAATCTGCTTTAGCTTCTCTTGGATTTCTTGACGGTATCATTGAATACGATACTGAAACTGGATCCTTCAGACTGGTCTCAGACTCCTCTAGAAATGGCCTAGATCGAAACGACAGCGACGATCTCAACTCAGTTGGTGGCTTCCTAGGGGCCGCATTTCAAGCCGCTGCATTTGCTGGAAGATTATACAATAACTATGAAACAACAGTGAATCAAATAAATGCTATTAGTGATTGTATTCAATCCTATAGTGATTATTTAAATTACACGGGTGGAGCAAAAGCAAGCCAAATATCAAGACTAGATCCTGATGAGTATGAAGAGTTGTTTAGAAAGTATGATATACTTAAAAAGGATATAGATGAGGCTACAAGATTTAGAGATCAAGCTCTGGGCTTACTTCAAACTATTGATAGCATCCTAGACGAAAGAGAACAAGATCCCACTTTAGAGCCAGTATTCTTGGCCGACTTCTCATCAATTGTTTCAGGTGCAAACGTACTGGTCGAACCTCTTCCAGCCCCTGAAAGCATTGAAGAAATAATTAGATTGAAGTTTGGTCCTCCTATCTCAAAGACTGGTAAATTTATTTTGTCTGTAGATGGATTGTATTATGATTCGCAAACTAGCGGTATAGTACCAGTTTTAATTGAGATAGAAAATAGAAAGTCTAATCTACAAAATAATGCTTTATGGAGATTGGATTTCGATTCAAACTTAGGTGGAAGAGGAAAGCAATTAAGTTTAGAGAGCTTAAAGTCTTACATTGACACAATACTGGATCCAAACATAGTAAATGAGTCTAACTTTATTAGACAGTATTATGATAAGGATGAAATTTTAGGAGAGATTGTAGGGCAAAAGAATAGAAGAGTATTTGATCTTTCCTCTCAGATAGTTGAGTTACAGGAGCAAGAAGTATCAGAAATTTTAATTTCTAATATGAGACAAGTAATGTTGTCTGAGGCTTCTCATTATCAACAAAAAATTAATAAGAGAAAGAAACAGATAGAGTTGGCTGTTTTAATGCCATCAATCTATAAGAACGAGATTATCTACAATCCTGGTGATGAGATACCAGTAAACGATTTCTCTTACTTACAAGGAATAAATTATAAGTTAGATATTGAAAAACAAAAGAGTCTCGTCCTAAGCCAGAATGAAGTATCAGGAGTTGTTCTTCCTGTAGCTGTTAAGTATGTTCAACAATTAGATCAGCCAGAGAGAATTATACTTGACCATTTATTAATTAATAATATAGGAATAGGTGCTGTAGTAGCTGATGGATCGGGGCTTATGGCACCTGAATTAACATTAACAGATACGATAGAAAAAAACGAATTACTCGCGCTTTATAACTTTTTAAAATTTGATATAGTAGAGCCTTCATCTACTTTATTTAAATTAAATAATTCTTCTGATTTTAGCACGAGAATGGATGCTCAATTAGTAGGCACATCAGAAAATAACATATTTAGCAAGGGAGTTGGAATAGCTTACTTAGAAGGGATTACTAAACACTCTGCAACCCAAACAACAGTCCCTAGTGGGATAGGAAGCTATGTAAGACTGCCAGAACAAAAAGAATTACAAGATTTACTTTACAACAAAAATGGAGCAACATTTGAAGCTTGGGTGTATACGCCAGGGCTGGATAGTGAAGTAAATGGCTTTAACAGTAATGGTGTTTCTAGCTTGTATAGACTAATATTAGCAAATGAAAACACTGGCCTACAAAACACTTCTCAGCAACAAGCTGACATATTAAAAATAAAAAATCAAAGTGATTCAAATGCTTGTAAAGGAATAATTTTTGGATTTACAAGAGATCGTAGACTTACAAAAGATCAAGACCCATCTAACAATTCATCAGATAATAATATTGATGATACTTGTTTAGTTTTAGCACCAACTCAATCATTTAATTCATCTAGCGTTGGTTTTATTAATAAATCCTACGATATAACTAATTCTTGTTTTGGGGTTAGCAGTATATGGTATTCAATGAGGCATCCAGTTAGTGCAGTTGTAAATGGAGTATCATTGTCTGCGTGCAACAATCAATTTTGCCAGATAACTTTAACTTTAGATCCAATACAAAATAACATTAGTTTATATTGTGATGGACAACTTCTTACTACCTCAAGTTATAATGAGGTCTTTGGAATAAATCCAATAAAGAATTATGTTAACATTCCAACATTGAAACTTAATAATTCATTTGAGTATAATAGATCTTCGATGTCTTCTGTCAATGTCCCAGAGCTAAAAGCTGGACCAAAGTTAGACCAGTACTTTACTCCTTGGATAGTTGGGGGAGGATATACAGATGGTATGCAAACTGGTAATTTTATGGGTGGACAGTACGGTGGAATTATAAGTGGTTTAAGAGGATTTATTGGTGGATTAAAATTTTACTCAAAACCTCTTTCAAACATTCAAGTTTTGAAAAATTTCAATGCATCTAAAAACTTCTTTAAGAATATTGACATACCTTCATTAAACTGGGAACCAATTATAAGTGAGTAATTTATGAGCGAAACAAAATATTTTGTTAATTGCAGAGGAGCAACATTTAATAAAGTTCACGCTGTTGAATGGGATGAGTCAGGGCAAATGCCTAGAATGACATCTCCATTTATGCCATACAATGAAAACTTAAATGCTAATATAATGACCTTTGCTGGGTCTACTAAGACTTCTAATTGGCTTCATTACAATGCAGAAGAGGCTGAAGTTCAAATTCAGTATTTAAAAGATATAGGAATAAATCTTGTAAGAATATATGGGGATATGTATTGTTGGGCTGCTTTTAAAGATAAGTATTTAAGCCATGTCGAATCTTTAGCTAAAATATGCAACAATAAAAAGATGTATACCCAGTGGGTTTTATTTGATGGATATACAGATGGCGATACAAGTTCAACTAATCATTCATTAGGTTACTTTGACCCATCTACAATCTATGAAGCAGTATCGTGGGGTATCAAAAGATGGCAAAGATGTCCAAACATTAATTCAAATGATCTTAGTTATAACTGGGATTATTGGGGAGTATACAATGGTATGCCTACAAGACATCCATCTTCAATGGTGGTCAGTGGAGATGCTTATGTAACTGACATGGTAAACACCGCAGGAAAATTTTTTGGAACTCTGGCTTGGGAAGTGATGCACGATGTTAATATATTACCAACTGAACCTTATGGATATGAATTTGTAGTATCGGCTATAAACAAAGTAAACTCTATTAAAAACTCAAGACAAAAAACTACATTCAGTGCTAAAAATATAAATGCTTCAAGCGCATATATCTCAGGCACAACCTACCCAGATATCTACAACTCAGGGATTATAACACAACTCACACCTCTTGTTGATTTTGTTTGTCATATTAATTCAAATTTCACTTGTTTAGGTTTGATAAATAATTATATAACCTTAAAAGATTTTTCCCAAAAAACTGGGAAGCCGGTAATGATCATTGACTCGTTTGTTGACCATATTGGAACACCCTACGAACTTTTTAAATTTTCTAAAGATTTTAATATTGGGATTGTCATTGAAGGGTTAGTTGATAGGTCATTCACTAGAAAACCTTTAAATAGTAAAAAAGGAATACTGTTTGATGACGGTGACTGTAGAGAAAGTAAGGATATAAGTATTATAAAAGAAAAAACTCTTTCAGATGGATTTATTGGAAAGTATTCATTATCTAAATCAATTCCTGAAAAATTAGAATTTAGTATTTTAGAAGATGGACAAAATTACAATGGATCATCATTTGCTAGATACAACAATTTTGATGAGCAAGGCCATAACGCTTGGGAAACTGTTTATGAGTCTTCTAGGGTTATTCCAGAATATAAATCTCTTTCTGTAGGGTATTCACCAATAGATTCTTTTTCAAGCTCTAAATCAAGTGGATGGGGGATTATAGGAGACGGGAGCGACTACACTATCTCTGGATTATTTGACACTATTCAATCCTTATCTGAAGAAATTTACAATTCTCTTTTAGCTGATATTGATGCAGATTTAACTAGAGAGTTAACTTGCTATAAAAGAATTACTAAGTTAATAAAGTTAACAGAAGATTTAAATATGTATAAAGGTCATAATTATTACAATAGGCCAAATTATGCATCAAGCTTTATATCGTCATCTCTTCAAGAGACTTTGTTTATCGCGGCCTCTGCTTTTATGCCAAGATCAATAACAAAAAGCACTGACTATAATGAGAGCCCATTTATTGGGACGCCTAGGTATCTATCCAACTTAGCTCTTACTGATGGACCATTTAGAGATTCCCCCATCTTACTTCAAAAACCAGTTTGTTTTTGGATAAGGCCAAATGGAGGAACAAGTGGATGCTGTATTTATGATCCTGGACTAGTGGGTTCTATATCTCCAACCGCTGATATATTATCATTATTAGATTGGGCTTCTTATGATACAAAGTTACAATCTTGGGTAACAGCACTCTACAATGCATATGTAAACTTCAATAATAATCTTAGAAATTATCTATTGAATAGTTTAGGCGAATCTAAAGTATCTAATTACTTGTCAATAATTTAGAATACATTACCAACCTTAAACGGCATGGTATAGTTATAAATTATATCAGGAATTTCTGTTTTAGGATCTATAAATTCTGCTATGTTATAGTTGTTTACTAGGTATTGAATTTTTTCAATTACTTCTTCTTTATCTTTTCCAACTATAACAAAAACTTCACAGGCAGTCCATCCTTTCTCGCAGAATGCTAAATTTCCTTGCATACCAACTACATTCATACCCCATTGACTGTTAATTATCTCTGTCGATGAGAATATTGGATTAAAGAATAATTCATATCCTCTTCCATAATTAGCTGTACCGGGAGTTCCACTTGTTATTATCTGATTATGGATTAAATTTAAGGTATAACCTTTTTTATATCCTTTTGTAAATGGATCAGAGAATATCTTGTCATTTAGTAAATATCCATGAGCTACGCATATTGGAGTCAGACCTCCAGGGCAACTAGAAGTTCTTTCTTGTATTGTAAATAATAAATTTGAACTTAAATAGTATGGACTGCCTTTGAAGAATTTTTGTTCAATACTGCTCACCCCCAGCGGATTTACACCACTAAGATATTCAAATTTGTAATTTACATAACTATTCTCATCCAGGTAACCTCCTGGATAAATCATATTAATTGTTACTGCATTTCCTAAAGCAGAAAGTTGTATTCCACTTACAAAAACATTATTAGAATCAATTAACTGATTGCTTAGGGGGGAGTAGGTGTAAACTTTATCAAATCTACAATCCATCCAAAACAATCCGCCAATTAAGAATCTCTGCATATTTGTATCTGGGACTGCTGCAAGCATTGCAGATACTGATTGTCCTGTAAGAGAAGAATAATTATAGTATTGGTCTTTATAGTATCTAAATGGTTGATAGAATGCATTTACAACTCTGTGTATTCCATCCCCTAAGAAATCCATTACTAATTTTTGAAATGATATTGTGCTTTTATTGAAAGCAAGAATATCATAACTACCACCTCTCTCTGCTGCATTCAAGTTAGCTGCAAGATCTCCACTAGCTAAACTATTCTTAAAAGTAGAATATGTTTTTGTATCTGCTGATGCATCAACATCAAAATTAGTAGCAAGTCCAAACGCTGCGTTTGGATTTAGGGAGAAATAATCTCCTTCTGAAACAGATTGTAAGAATTCAATATTTCTACAACTTTGAATTACATGGTATTTATCATCCTCTTCATAATCTTTTGTGTATATTGGTATTGCATTTTGTCCGTCAATGATAAACAAATGTGAAGAAGTATGATAATTAAAAACTCCACCATAATTATAAATAGCATCGTTGCCGCCAGCACCCCCAGGGAGAATATTATGATATGTTTTTGGGATAGGTGGGATTGTGGCACTCATGGGGATTCCGTCAGTAGCTCCAGGGGGTCCGCCGAATAATCTTGATAACAATCCGTTATCAGCGTTTAATCCATAACCCTCATAAAAAGTTGGATCTAAAAACATTTGTCTTCCCCAGCCAGTACCCCTATGAGATATGAAAATTCCATCTTCTAAACTATCACTAGCATTAAGTCTTGTATTCCACCAATCTATTGCGCCATTAAGATTTTTAGATAATTCAAAAGTATTTAATTTAAATTGTCTTCTCACATTACCAAACATATTGGATTGAAATTCATCTATTTTCCTGCCATGATTTCCATTTAATATTGCTGCACTTATATCCATAGCATACCCCAAGCCAGTCGAAAGCAAACCAGCATATGGGTATTCATTAGACGCTAATGTTCCAGATCCATAGTAGATTGGGTATTGAGTTGTAGATGGATCGTATTGATTTGTTAGCCAAGCATACTGATCTTCAAAAAACGGTCTTCTCTCTTGATTATAAGTTAAGTTATTTGTGTTTATAGATGATGCTTGAAATTTAGTTGTTAAGCATTTTGAATCATATTTGTATAGACATGGCCCTATCTCACTTATTGAAGCAGAAGCTGACTTGGAGCTTTTTAAGAACATATCTTCTGAATTCATAAAAGAATGATTCGGCTCTCTACTTCTTTTTAAGCTCAGATTATCAGAAATTTTAGCCATGGTATAATCCTATTATTTTTTAAGTTGTATAAATATTTATATTAGGGCCTGTATTTATGGGTACTATAGTAAAATATTTGATTAATTAAAATGACCTTATCTAATAATGTTACTGTTTATGGGAAGACTATACCACCTAAGTCTAGGAACACTGTAAACTTAAAATTACAGAAAAATACTGGATTCAAGTATCCCATAGATATTGACCCTGATAGAGGTTACTTTGTTAAGCAAACTGGGCTAGATCTAGTTAAAAACAATCTAAGAAACCTTCTTAGGACAGAGCCGGGGGAGAGATTTATGCTTCCTCAATATGGCTGTGGGCTAAGAAAGTACTTAATGGAGCCATTAGATGAGGTTACTTTTTCTCAAGTAAGAGATACAATTAAAACCTCAATATATAAATATTTGAGTAAAGTTACCATTTCTAGCTTACGAATAACACAACTTCCTTCTGGTCAGATGAAAGTTAATTTACTTTGTAATCTTAAGGATGTTGAATTGGTAAATTTTGATTTTAATTTTGAATTCTAATGGCATTTTCAGGAACAGTTAATTCAGATTTCTTAAAGTTAATCCCCCCAGCGGTGGATTATGCTGAAAAAGTATTAGACTACACGGCAGCAGACTTTGCCTCATTCAGAAAGACTCTGATAGATTATGCAAAAGCTGTTTATCCTTTAGATTATAACAACTTTTCTGAGTCTGATTTTGGAATATTTTTGATGGAGTTAATGGCTGCGGTTGGACATATACAGTCATTTAAAACCGACTTCGTAGCCAACGAATCATTTATAAGAAGTGCTAGACAGAGAAGCAGTGTAAAGAAGCTATTAGAGTTGGTCGGTGTTAGGATGAAAGGTCCTATCAGTGCAGCGGCGAATGCTAAAATACAAATTCAAACAAATTCTGCTAGCGTGTCATCAGTGACAATAACGCCAGAAAACAGAATATTAACGATTGAATCACCTGAAGACGGGGGAGCATTAACTTATACAATATACAAAGTTAATACAGATGGGACAGTAGATCTGGATTCAAACTCCACTAATATTGTATTTAATGTTAGCACTGTAAACAATAACATTAATATTAATAATGTCGTATTACTTGAGGGAGCATTAGTAATTGAATCAGGGCAGTTCGATTCGGAAGACACTGTTAAGACTGTTACCTTATCCCAGTTTCCTTATGTTGAAAGAAGCGCACAGGTATTCATTGAAGGAAATCCTCAAACAGCGGGCGTCTATACTGAAGAAGAGAATCTATACTTTGCGTCAGGGCCATCCGATAAAATTTTTCAAGTAGTTACCAATGATCTCTTCCAAGCGAAGTTGCTTTTTGGGGATTCTACATTAGCCGTAACTCCTTCAGTTGGAGACACTTATACAGCAATATACAGAGTTGGAGGAGGAAGTAGAGGAAATATAGCTGCGGAAGTTATCAATTTCCCAGTAACTGTTACCTTAGATGATGGTGCTCAGACTCAAGGTAATGGCATCCTACAAAATACTACAGAGGCGACTGGTGGTGCGGAAGCTGAGTCATTAACTCATGCTAAGAAGTATGCGCCACTTACATTTAGAAGACAGGATAGATTAGTTACTTTAGCCGACTACAAGTCATTTGCAAATACTTTTATATCTAACTATGGATCAACAGGAAAAGCAAATGCAGTTGTTAGAAGAGCATACTCCTCTGCTAATATAATTGACCTGTTTGTACTAGAGAAAGCATCAGACACTCAGTTAAGAAAAGCTACACCAGAGTATAAAAAACAACTACTTGAATCAATTCAAGAAAAGAAAATGCTAACTGATGAGCCAGTAGTTGTTGATGGCTTAATAAGAACAATAGACATATTTGTAACAATAAACATAGAAAAGAAGTTTAAGAACTTCCAATCAGATATAAAGAACAAAGTAAGAAATAGAATCTTAGAATATTTTAATGTAGATAATGCAGAGTTCGGAGAGTCATTTCAACCCCAAGACTTAGTAAGATTTATCATAGAAGTACCTGAGGTTAGATTTGCTACTATAGACAACATTGATTCCCCAATAATTATAGATTTTAATGAAATTATTCAAGTAAATAACTTTACTATTAACACGGTGATAATCTAATGGTAAACAAATCATACTTAAATGACCAGACATACTACAAGTCCAATTACTCTAAAGCCTTAGAATATATTGTTCCAAAGTATTTAATTTATGATGATTTAAATAAGTTTGGTCAAGCAATTGATTTAAAAGATCAAATAATAAATTCTCATATTGATGTAGCAAATAATATATCATCAATATTAAATATATCTTCTATCCCTGGAACTGTATTCAGTTCAATCAATTCATTTCAAGGGATCTCTAAATATTTTATAAAACAAAATAGACTTTCTGAAATAACAGCGGAATCTTTTTACAGGGAGATATTAGACAGAGTTGATGTAGACTATTCTGATTTTGATTCTAGTGGAGACTTTAAAAGCTATCTTGATGTAACTCTGCTACCTTCAATAAGACTCAATTATCCAAGCTTATACTTTTCAAACGGTGATAGTTTCTCTGCAACACATACTTACTTAATAGATAATCTTTCTTGGCTTTACTTCTTAAATACTTCAGGTCCTATAACAAATATCTATTCTGAATTATCTGATCTAATAGCTTCTAATTTATATTTTGGAAATTCGATAAGTATCAATGACTGCATAAAACTTCTTACACAGTTTCTTTGGAAGAACAATTTAACCAACTACTATCCTTCAACTTTTCTTAGCTCTACAGGAGAGTATGTTAGTGGAACTCAACAATTAGAAAAGCTAAAGACTTGGATAGATATTGTCTATTCACCCCTTTATGCTGATAGATCTGATTATACTGTCAAAGACCGTTTTGATCTGTTTAGAGATAATACTCTAAAGATTAAAAATAAAGTTCCTAATGGGCCATTCCATAAACTACTTCAAATAATATCATTAGCTGCATTTGATATAAACGATGGAACTGAGAAACTGAAGTCATTGAATGATATTGAAGAGTGTCCAGAGGAATACTTACCTCTACTAGCTGATTTAATTGGCTGGAAGTTATTTGGATCTAATCCAGAGAGATGGAGACTTCAGTTAAGAAATGCAGTAAGTGTTTATAAGAAGGCAGGAACTAAAAAGTCTATCCAGTTTGCTCTAAATAGCGTATTCCCAAAGGACGTTTTTAGTATAGAATCAAAGCTAAATGAGCTTTGGGAATCCTATGTTCCATATCTAATTTATTACTCTTTGGCAACTGAGTCCCCTTACTTTAAATCAAATGATACTTGGACCAGAGAGTTGTCTGAACAATTAGAGGTAGGTTATTACTCTTACTCAAGTATAGATGAAAATATTAGATTAGCTACAGATAGAATTATTTACGAAGTAAAAAATGTTTCATCTCTATCTGGATCTTTTAATTTCCCATCTAATCTTTCTAGTTTTAATTATAGAGGAAGAGATTATTCAATACCACCATTTGA